ATCTCGGCGAACACCGGGTCGATCACAACCCAGCGACCGTCGCGGTCCACGTTCTGTTGGTCCAACTTGCGGGCCATGCGATTCAAGATCGCCAGGGCCGACGAGTTGGTGCTGGTCACGGACGAGGTAATCGGGATCGAGTTAGCGGTGGTCGAACCGATACCCATGTCGGTGGAAGTCAGCTTCATGCTGTTAAGCAGGCCGTCGGCGTCGACAGTGCTGATCGGATCGGTGCCGGCTTTGTCACCAGCGACACGAGCCGTGCTGGCATTGGCGTGCAGCGAGGCTTGCTTGAAGCCGGCCATGTAACCCAGAACTTCTTGGTCGTATTGATCGCGCAGACGGTAGCCGGCACGGTCGGTAGCCAAGGACTCGAAGTTGACGTGGCTGTGGGCTTCTTCAATGTCGTCGATTTTGAAAGCGAAGTAGTTCGCCTGGTCGACGACGAGGGTGAAGTCTTCATCGTCCAACTCTTGCGGGACGATTTGAGTGCCGCGCGAATATTCTTGCACGGAGATCTCGGGTTCTTTGATGATGCGGACAGTGTCACCGAAGTTAGCGATCTCACCGAAGTAGTCGCTGTTGGTAATGTCCTCGACAACGCTGGTTTTACGAAACGCCTGCTGGACCTTCTTGCTGTAAATGATTGGCGAGAAGTTACCATTAGGCAGGTTAGCGTAACCAGCGGCTGAACGGAAAGCCATTGGTTCCTCCTATGGTTGTGCTTTCTGATAAAGTCCAGGGCATTCGTCACTTGCTGGGTGTCCGCGAGGCGGGGCCGGCGTGTCGAAAGGTAGCTAGGCTTGCGGGTAGATATGTAAGTTGCGTAGCTCGGATTGCTCGACGAGGGACAACTTACAATTGTATTAACAGTTTATAGTTATACTAATTTTTGTAGAACTGTCAAGTGTTTTTTAGCGGGCAGCACCGGTGATGTCGAAAACGAAGGTGCCGGCACGGATCGACTCTTCGATATCGTCGGCCAGTCGCTCGTATTCGCGCTGCGACATCTTCTTGACCATCGACTCGGAGTACTTGCCGCGTTGACCGGCTCGCTCATCAGCCTGGCTGCGGCCGCGCGGATTGACGGTCTCGGCAGCATCGGCCTTTGCAGACGCCTGCTTCTTGCGCGTTTTGACCTCCGCTTTGTATAGCGTGATCGCTTTAGAGCAAGACACGGCATCGTCTTCGTTGTCGTAGAGGGCACTCTGTACCCACTTCGGCTGCACGGACGCCCATTCGTGAAACTCAGGGTCCTGCCGGATCTTATCGAAGTCAGGGTGCAATTCTTTTAGCTCCTGCTCTGCCTTCTGCCGATTGATGTTACGGCGCATGTCTTTGAGTTGCGCCATCTCTTTTTCGAGCGACTGCGCGGTCTCTTGGGACTTTTTAAGAGCGATGGTCTCTACCATCTGAGCGACGTCAGGATATTTGCGACTCCACTCTTCTAGCTCATCCTCAGTTTTTGGCATACGCATCTCTTTCTTAGAGATGGCATCTAACTGCTCCTGCATACGCGCGAGTTCTTTTTTATGTTCTTCTTGCTGCTTCTGCGAGTGGCGGCGCAGATCACCGTAGCGTTTTTTGAAGGTTGCCTCTTCGGCATCTAGCCCGGTGGTATCGTCGTTGTCCGGGTCTTCTACGCTCTCTTGCTGATCGCGAGCGTTGCGCGCTTCGATTAATTCTTGTAGCTCTCGCTCTTCGTCTTGCGCTCGGCGATATCGGCGCTTCGCCTGTACAACGTGTCCTTTTACGGACGGGTTAGCTTCGGGTTCGTGTTCTGTTTCCATAGACATGTGAGTCTCCTTGTTGGGGGCCGCAAGTAGCCTGCCTGACTGGCAGGGGTGTTGGGTAGCCCGGTTAGCCTTCTAGTGATACGTCGCCTTCCTCTAGGTCTCCCCGTCCGAAACCTGCTCCTGGTTCATCGTCCATCAAATCGTCGGTGCCTTCACCGCGTCGTGCTGCCTCCACCGCTGCTCTCTCGGCGCTAGTAAGCTCGTTGTATGCAGACATAGGGCCAAATGCGCTGGTATTTCCAAATCGATCTACATACGAGCCTGTGGTTAAGTCGTAGCCTCCTTTGCCATCCTGACCTCCTGCGAGTGCAGAACCTGTATCAGGAGCAAGTCCGTCTGCAACACTCTCGCGACGATCTATGTCTCCGACGGTGCCATCGAAATTGCCGGTGATCGATCTCATCAAACCAAGAGGCGTTTGATTTTCAGTAATGGACACGATCTCTCCGTCGATACTGTAGACACTGTCAGGGTTTTTTGCATAGTTTTCTAAGTGTTGCTCCATGACGGCTTGGGTCACAAAATCGAGTGGGCCACCAGTAACGGCCATGCGATGCCCAGCAAACGGCGAATCGACGCCTTGAGCGAACATCACATCTGCCAGGCCCTTTCCAATAAATCCAGCGACAGGTCCGCCGATAGCACTCATTATTCCTGCGGCTGCTCTAGGCGCCGATAGACTACCAAATGGCGTATCGAGGAGGTTGGGAGCAGGTGGAGCAGTGTCCATCAGGCCAGAGACAATGGACGATCTGGTTGCGGGATCACTAAGACTCAGAGAAAAATCACCTGATTCGAGCGCACTTTTTGCGTAGTCTGACAGTTCAACCCCTGCTACGAAATCCTCGAACGCAGGCGTCATCTGCGGACCAAAATCTGTTTGTGGATCTCCGGTAAAGCGACGTTTAGTCTCCATCACTTGTCCTCGACAAAGTCTGCCTGGCGCTCGCCCGACGGCTTTTTGTTCGTAAAGTCTTCATCGACCATTTGCAGGCGGCCATCCATCTGCATGTACATCAGGCCCATCTTTGCTTCGTGCCGTAGCTGTTCGAGAAAGCGGACGCCCCAGTATCGAACGACGTCAGCGGGCATGACATACTCGCCCTCTGACAGAAGCACGTCGACATCGTCACGGACCTCTTCGGCTTCGCTGCCAGGCGGGATCGCATTGCCTGACTGCTCATCATATCCTACCACCATTTCTGGCGTCATCATTCCTAAACTGATACCAATCATTGCGATTGACTCCGCATTAGCATAGCCATCTGCTCTTCCTCCGACGGCATCTCATCGACTGAGTATTGAGGTGCAGGGCCTTCCATCGCCCCTGCCATCTGTTGATCCACGCCCTCTTCTGCCGGCTGCTCAGGTAGCTCTGGCCCTTCAACCATGCCCGCCGGCGTCAAGACGTTAGGCACTTGCGTGACGCTTCGCACGAGGTCTTCGTCCGTCGTTGCAACGGCCATGGCATCGACGGCCGAGAACGGCACGGTAAAATCAGCCTGCGCCTGTGCGACGTCTTTGTTTTTTGGGCCAGACATGTCGGCGACAAACAGGTCTTCAACATTTTCCTGCTCGGCGAACGGTTTGCCCTCGGGGTCGATGAGAGTAATTACAGCTTGCTTAGTCGGGCTGTCTGGTAACGAGGCAAGCATTTTAGCGAGACGAGTGAACTGCTGCGTTCCTTCTTCGACGACTGATTGCAGTTTACTGACCATCTCAGGGGTCGCATCTACACCTAACGCTTTAATGGCCTCTACAGCGCCCTCTGAGTCGCCCTGGAGCGCCTCTACGACGGTCTGGGCTACCTGGGGATCAGCGACACGTTGGAACAACTGACGGTCCTCTGGAGAGAGTCCTTTGGCCGCCAGGTTCGTGCCCATCACCGTAGCTGCAAGAGGTTTGAGTAGGCGGCCTTGCGAAGAGAGGACTCGCGTCATACCGACGGTCGGGACCATCAAGCCACCGATGTCGGCAATCAAGAACATCACATCCTGATCGCTGGGATCAGGGTCCGCTAGAATATCTTGGAACTCGGCAACTCTTTTCGCGTTGGCGTCGAGGAATCCTACCAGATCTTCTTCGGACATGTTCGCGGCGAAGGAGTCGAAGTCGCCGTTCATGCTGGATAGGCCAGCTACGAGAGCGTAACCTAGTCGCGTCGGTACACCTGGCTCACCAGCGGGCGTCGCGGCGTCATCTACCATAACCATCTAATTTTTCCTTTTTAGTTCTGCTAAAATATTTTCTTTTAGATTTAGCAGTTGCCGCAGGCATCTCACTGCGCCTTGCGTCCGATACATCGTCTCGATGTCCGGCGCCGTCTCTAAAATACGCAGGTGCCGGTCTAAAATTTCGTTAAGATATTTTTCGTACTTATCGTAGTTCGGGTGGCTGACCGCCGGGGCCAGTTCTTTGTACGACGTCTCTTTCATAGATTACCCTAGTCCTGGTGGCAGGCCCGCGCCCGGTGGCGGCTCCTGTAGGTTGCCGGTAAATTGATCTTCGCCAGGTACGGCGGCAGCGCCAACACCAATCTGTTGACCACCACCACCAGTCATATCCATCTGCCCTTGCTGCTGCGGAGCAGGACCTGGCTGCTGCGGTTGTTGTTCCTGTTGCTGCTGCATCAAGACGGCCTGACGCAGCATCTCCTCGGGAGTGTTCGTGACCTTCTCTGGGTCGAGGCTCATAGCCCGCGCGATCTCTCGGATGATATACGGGAACTTAGCGAACGGCGCGAGGACCGGATTGCTCGTAATCTGCAAGAACGACATCAGGCGCTGCGACCGCACTTCGTTCTGCATCAGGCTCTCTAGGCCACGGGCACGGACTTCGAGGTCGCCTTTGACGTCAGGGTTGAAGTTGAACTGCATGTTGAACTGGAACATCGCCTGGCCCAGCGGCTTCAGCATGTAGTCGTCGAAGTTTTTTACGACAGTTTTGACTGATCCAGCAGCCGCCCCCATTAGCATAGAGATACCAGCAGCAGTACGACCGATGCCTGTGACGCCCGTTTGTCCATGTGAAAATGATGGGATGCCGGTAGATTCGTCGGCAAGCACACGCGCCTTGTCGAACAGCATCATGTTTTCTGACGACACGTTCGGGAACTTAGTGCCGAAGATCGCCTGCCCTGGCGCACCGCCCTGTCGACGGAAGACTTTGCCGGGATAGACTGTCAGGTCTTGACCCGGAGTCAGGTTAGTTTCGTCGACCTCGATCAGGAGGTTGCCGGACAGCACAGCGTTGTCGACCGCCATCCGCATGAAACCATTCATCAAGGTCTGCGTATCGTCCATGTTCTCGCCGACACCGATACCGAAGATATTGTAGGGATTGACCTCGTATGGGCACGCCTGATACGGCAGGCGCTTCGGCGTAAACGGATTCATCACAAATCGCAAGATCTCGCCGTTGCACTCCCAGATGTTGACGTGCAGTTCTTCGCTGTCCTCGAACTCCTCGGGTATGTCAATGGCGTAGTCGTCGGCAGTCTGCCGGTCTATGACGCCCCAAAACTCTAGGGCTTCAAACCGACGGGTGGCATACGGACGGCTGTTGTCTTCGTTGGCAGTGATAAGATCATTCTCCCACCACTTCACTTCGTAGTTTTCGCCCATCTCCAAGGCGCGATTGATAGCCTCTTCGTCGAAGAAGGGGCGACGACGCAAGGCCCGCAGTTGTGAGCGGGTCATCTTGTGGCGCTCGATTACAAAGTCGCACTCGTTGATCGTATAGCCGTCGGGGTCGGGGTAGAAATCCCAAATAGAGGTGTGAGAAACATTAGGCACAGTGCGGATAGTTGGGTTGTACTCGCCGTCCTCTTCCCAATTAGGATACTCTTTGGTAGAGGCGAAAGGCCCTTTGACGATGCCCGTGCCGAAGAGCGAACACTCGAACGCTGCATACCGGAGGTGGGTCGACGCATTGCTTTCATCCAACTGGTCTTTGATCTGCTTTTCCATCTTCTTAGCGGCGACCATGGCCGGATGGAATGTGACAGACGATTGCGTGTTGCCATCGCCTTCGCGCAGGTTAGGAATGTCGGATAGTAAATCTTCTAGTGGACCGAGACGGTCTTCGAGCAGTGTTTGTTGTGTAGCACCAGGTGGCAAAGGCTTGCCGTCGCCCTCAAAGCCTACGAGATCGACCGGCTGGTCACCGATGTCTACGCCCTCTGGTTCTTTCGGGTCGAAGCTGACGCTCTCTGCTACACCCTCTGGCAGGATGCTAGGCTCGATGGTGATCGGGAAAACGTCGTTAGCCAGCAGCACATCGACGATCTGACTGTACGCAGCCAGGACTTTTGTCTTCGTGACTTTGATGAAGATACGAGACTTCTCAGTCTCTAGGAACTGGACATCGCTGTCGTACACGCCACGATAATTTTTGTACGCTTTGATCCACTTTTCTTCTTCTGTATATCGGGCGTCCTCTGCACGGCTGAACTGTTTACGGACGTAGCCCGCCAGCCCACTCATCGTGCGTGTATCGTCCGGGTCTACCGCATACGGCTTGCCGTCTGTTTCGACGGACGACATATCATCATAAGACATACGAGATTATCCTGTTAATATCCAAACACTGCGTCAGCAGGCTGGAACTTCTCTACCGGGGTGGTAGGCTTGTCTAAATCGAATACATTTCGTGGCACAGGACGACTGCTTATACCATATCTTAGCGCATCGTACAAGTGGTCTTCTGCATTTGTGTCGATGTCCTCGGGATTTTTTTTGTCCAAGGGCAGCGTCGGTAGCTGGGCCGTGACGTTTGTGCAGTTAGAGAAGAACGCAATGCCCGGCTCTTCGGTGAACTCGTCGACCTGCAACAGCCTGTGCAGTTCGTTTTTGCCGCTGACGCGGCTGCCTTTACTGCGATCAGATGGCCGCCAGCGGCAGCCCGCCAGGATCATCTGCTCCGCCAGAGACGGGCCTGTGTCGCCTCGTTTGTGCCAGCAGCTAGAGTCGAGAACGCCGTAAGAGATTTTGCCGTCATCTTGCTCTAGGTCTAGCACCATGCGGGCGAGGTCTACCGCCAAGACTTTACTGACATACAGTTCCCGATAGACGATCAACGTGTTTTCTGGCGTCACCGCAAACCACAAGACCGCACTGTGTGAGCCGTACCCGTAGTCGCAAGAGCGGAACTTGCGCCAGCCGTAGGGGATGTCAAACGGCTCGATGACGTGCGTCTTGCGGTCGAACTCCGTAAACGCTGCACCCTCAGCGATATCCCAGTTGCCCTCTAGCAGTTGCCTGCGTTGCGTCTCAGGCAGCGACAGTAGCATCGCTTCGTAGTCGCCAGACTCGTAAAGGTACGGGTTGTCCTTCAGTTGAGCCGGGATGAAGCGCCGACGGAACAACGGCTTACCAGCCTTGCTGTGGCGCTGCGGGTACTTCAGTACGTCGCCTGTCTCGATGTCCGTCGCCCAGAACGACTTGCCTGGCGTCGTCGGCGTGATGAACATCTTACGAACCCAACCATGACCGGGACCTCCAGGGTTGCTGGTGGCCCGCATGTACAGTTCTATCTCCGGGTCCGTAGAGCGTAAGCGAGACCTAAGATAATCCCACGCAAACGGCGTCGGATACTGTGTAAGCTCATCGAAACCCACCCACGTAAAAGATTGACCTTGGTAGCGAAGAACGTCTTTGTCTTGCTCCAAGTACGACATCCAAATTCGCGCACCCGAAGGAAAAGTCCATTGGCTTTTGCGCTCAGACCATTTTGCTCCGGGGACAGCTTTTGGGTATAACTCACTAGACTTGTGTATAAGCTCCCGAAGCTCATCGTTTGTTCTCCTTAAAATTAGGGCTACGTGATTAGGATTATCTGTGTAGCGCAGCGGGTCGATTAGAAGCGCGTAGGACTTGCCAGACCCGGCGCTGCCACCGTACAGCACTTCGCGCTCAGGCGCTTCAAAGAATGCCTCCTGTGGACCAGGGTTAGGCTTGAAGATGTACCGCTTCGGTATCTCCTCGACCGTCTCCGTCGTCGTACTCGTCGAGACTGGAGAGATCGACGGGGTCTTTGCGATCTTCTTGCGGGACGTAGAGGAGGCGCGACTGGATGAGCTTTTCCTTTTCCGCACACTCTTTCGCTTTGGCGGTGTAATATCGGTAGAGATTGGCGATGTCTTTTCGTTTTTTTTCTGATCGGACAATTTTGTGCAACCCTTGGAATGAGATTTTGCGACCGGTTTTTGCAGACAGCCATCGCGCGACTTCGCGGTAGCTACAGGTCTTGAGATATTGTTTTGCCTCTTCTAGGGCCTCTAGTTGTTCGACAATCGGGTTTAGGATTTCAGAATCGTTGGGATCTAGCTCGTAGCCGAATGGGACCTGGCGGCTAAATCGTGGGACTGGTCTCCAGCGCGGTTTCTCTTCAGTCATCCTCTTCCTGTTTTTTCTTGGCAGGCAAGATAAACAGCCCGCCGCTTTCCGCCTGCACGGCGACTTTTTCTGTTTTGATTACACCGACACGATCTAGGATCTCACGAGATGCGTTGATGCGGTCTCGGTTGCCGAGTGCGGTCGGATCTTCTAAGACGCCAGTCATGGCCAGGGCAGCACGAGGACCGTTCGAGGCCAGGTAGGTCTGGGTCGTCTCTAAGATCTCGTCTTTCAGGCGGCGCACGATGTCGATGGTTTTAGTGTTGCGGCTGTAGCCGGCCACATCCATTGCCGCCCGCACATTGCCGGCAGCCTCGCCCATCAAAGCGTCGAGAAAGACTTTCTGCTGTTCTGTCAGATCTTTTTGGGTAGCCATGTCAGCCCTTCGCAGTTTTTCCGGCGCGGATTACGCCACGTTTCGTAAATATGCCACCGCCGCGACTCATTTTTTTTACGGATTTAAGATAATCTCCCAGCGTTTCGGACTGCTTCCCGTGGAGCTTCGATGCTTTAGCGAGTTGCCCCGCAACTTTTTTTACCTTTTTAATGGTCATCTCTGGCTCCTCTAAAACAAGCTGCCGGTGCCGCCCGGCTCCTGCTCTTCGACATCGAACGTGACCTCTGGACGGAACCCGAAGTTGCGCTGCATGAAACCTTGGATCGCAAGCCGCCCCGCAGTCTCTCCAAGAGGCTCGCGCTTTGCCTGCTCTAAGTCCTCTATGCTCGGAGCAAACTCACCCGCGTAGTCCTGTTGCCGCACAAGTGTGTCGCCGATGTCTTCTTGTGGCGCTGCTTCCATCATCATCATTTCTGTCTGCTGATTGATATCTGCAAATTGACCCTCACCAATATCGCCTAATTCTTTTTTTGCAGCCCGCTCTGCTTTATCACTGGAACGACGCTCAGGGTCAGGTTCGGAGCGCGAAGCCGGTTGCGGGTCTTGCACAAAATCAGCCCGCGCAGCTTTGGTGGCGGGTGCGGTTTGTTTTTTTGGAGCGGCAGGAGCGGCAGCGGCAGGAGCGGCAGGGGCAGGAGGGGCAGGATCAGCAGGAGCAGCAGGAGCAGCAGGAGCAGAGGGAGTATCTACAGCCGGAGCAGCGGCAACAGCGCCTACGTCGCCTGTTTTTGCAGCAGCGACAGGATCGCCTCCCATCAGAGGAGAAACTGGCCGTGATAAAATATCAGCCACAGCGTCTACTTCTAATGCACCTTTGCCAACATTACGAGCAGCCTGAGTCGCAGAGGACATTCGACTAAATTTTTCTAAGGGCGATACCCGAGATCTACGCTCTGATACTTCAGGCTCTTCTCTTCGGCGCGGCTGCTCATCAGAATCAGGACCTGCATCAATCTCTGCTGCACCTCTGCCTACATTACGCGCATCCTGAGCAGAAGATGGCATTTGTCTAAATTTATCAGCAGGGGATGCTCCGGGCACTTCCCGACGTCTACGGAGCAACGCCTCTTCTGCCTCTCTTTCAATGTTAGAAAAGCGTTCAGCTAGTGTGCTTCTGGTCCCCGGAGCCTCTAGCTCTCGTGCAATATCAGCTATAACTCTGAACTCAGGAACTAACTCGGGAGGAAGTTCGCGCATACCGTAAGACGTTCGCCCGTACTCTTGGGCACGTCGAATAATTCGAGAAGCGGCACGATAATCTTCAGCTTCAGCGGCAGAGATGGCGTCTAAAATCGCTTTTTTAAGAGCCATCTTTTCTCTATCAATTTGCTGTCGTTGAATTTCAGTAAGGCGCTGTGCCATTCTACTTTACCTTCCGATACGCGCGCGTCTTAGCGGCAATTTTTTTCGGCTGTTTTACGAACTGCTTCCCAGCCTTTGTCCCTTTCCGCTTCGCGCGGGTCGTAGCAGCGTACTCGGCGCTGCTGAGAGCCTTAATGGCCTTCTCCGGTAGGTAACGCTCCCCAGTTTTGCTGGAGGGCTTCCCTGACTTCGTGCGCCACTTCTGCTTCGTCCACTGTTTGAGACTGCGCTGCGATTTTTTGAGTGCCATCGTCCTACGATCTTTTCGGTTGCCGCTTACGATTGGCGGTTCTGCTGACCACGCGCAGGTTTTTACGGCTGTTGTTGCGCGGGTTCATGTCTTTGTGGTCGACTTCTTTGCCGTCACCCTTCCTTACGCGCCCGGCCTTCATCATGATCTTGCGTGCGGCGTTGCGGGCAGCCCGTCGCTTCTTCTGCTCTGGCTTTGCCTGGTGCGTGACGTACTCTCGTCGGTAGTTGCGGGTCCGTTTGGCGGGCATTAGCGACCTTGGTCGTTGCGAAGATACTTCATCTCAGTTTCGATGACCGACACGCGGCGCAGAACCTCGGAAAGGCGCTCACCGACCATGTTGTTAGCCTGGACCTCTTCCATCAAGTTCTCGATCTTGCGCTGATGTTCGGCGACATCGCGGCGAAGGTTAACATTCTGCTCGATGGCCATGCGAGAAGACAGGCCACCGACGTCCTCTTTGAGATTTTCGACCGTATGGGCCTGTTGAGAGACCCACCAAATGATACCAGCCGCCTGTAAGACGACCGTAATGATGACTGCAATCGGGATTTTATTGTCAAAGTTCATTTTTTTCGCGCCTCGGTCTTTTTCTTCATCTGATCGATGTAAGAGCGGTAGACTGCCGCAGCCCCGGTCTTTTTTGCCACTCTGGCGCGCTGTTCCATGGCGATTGCAGCCTGAATTTTGTGCGCGTGGGACCTGCCAGAGCGTCGGATCTTGCCGACAGACGCTTTTGCGTCGGCTGTAGTCGCAAATTTTAGCCCGCGTATCGTTCCTTTCGGATTTTCGTCGGTGTAGAGGTCACTGTGCTTCTTAGATTTGGCTGGCTGACCCTTCTTACGCGGTATACGGGCCGTCGCCATCAGGATTTACGTTTCCGTAGGACCTTGAAGTCGGCACCGGTAATCTTGCCGAACGGCGCAGCGACGTCGAGTTTCTTCTGGCCGCCAATCAAAGCGCCTTTGGCCGCGTATTTAGGTGATTTACGCTTCGTGCCGTCGGCCCGTTTCATCAGGCCGCGTGCTTTCGCAGAGGCCCGCTCCGTAAAACCCAGCTTTTTGCCGGCTTTGATCTTCTTTTTTAGGGTAGACGCCTTCGGTGCAGCCATTATTTGTATCCTCCGCCCGCTTTTTTGTAGGCGGCCGCCAGCATCTGCGCCTTACGCGCTGACCACTGGCCCGGCTTACCACCTTTCGAGCCGGCTTTGATGCGATTAAACTGCCGTTTACGCATGGCTGGCTTCGTGTAGTTCCCTGCCTCGTTGACGCGAGACTTACTCTTCTTCTTCGCTGGCATCGCAATACTCGCAATCAGGACAATTGCCGTGAGGGCACAGTTCGCACGTCTCATCGCAATCGTGTTCTTCTTCTACGACGTCGTATCCACCGTGGAAGTTGTCGTAGGCATCCGTCATTTCGATGAAGCTCTCAGACTCCGAAGAAAATCCTCGATGCATAGGCTCGAAATCAGGGCGGTCGCCACCAAGTTCAAAGAATGCAGGATCATAAAACTGGCTACGATTATTGGGTACGCCAACAATCCGGCCACAATTGAGCTTACATAGATGTGTGATCTTATTTTGGCGGTGATCGTCCGCGTACATGGAGTTGAAATAATCCACCGAGAACCAGTAACGTCCTTCATGCTTCTCTCCGTTAATGAGCGCGAACATCGGCAGGTCCTGAAACATCTCGAACCTGACGACACTGAACTCGAAGCTACCGCAATCCCAAGGCTGGATAGCGAAATCCGACCAGTCGTCTTCGCATTCCTGCGTGACGATAGCACGGAGTGGCATTCGCGACCAACTGTACCCGCCGTATCCAGGTTCGGTGAAGCAAACCTGAAAACTTAATTGCCTTCCCATGTAGCTCGTAACGGCATGGACGAAACCTTGAAGGTATTCGCCATGGTGGCGTTTGTATCCCGTCGTATATTCGCGGCGTACTAAGACGCGTTGAAATGGGATGTTCGCTGTCAGTACAGCCATCTGGCTTAGTACTTAGCGTTTTTCTTCATCATACCGCCGGCCTTCATGGCAGGCTTCTTCTTTTTGGCAGCCATGCCGCCACCCATCATTTTCTTTTTGGCCGCAGCCGGCTTTTTCGCCATCATCTTACGCATCATGTTCGTTCCTCCTCGGCTCATGCGCTGTTTGTTTGGTAGATTGAGAACGGTCATTCGACCAAACCTCCTCGTGCCCACTTAGTTTTATGCGCCCAGTATTTCGCAGACAGCTTCGTCTTCGGGGCAGGTCCATGCCGGGCGTAGTAAGATTTTTTGCGTGCCTTATCTTTGGCAGTCTTGGGACTCTTACCGGCCCCTTTCACTCCTTGCTGACCGAAACGGATCAGCCGGACCTTGTCGCCTTCTTTGGCCAAGACGGCATGACTTTTCTTCGGGTGCTTCGGCGTCCGCTTCGGCTTGTTGTATCCGCTGAAAGTCTCGCCGCGTACTGTGATGGCCATCCTGTGATCCGTCGTATAGAATAGAGAAAGCGAGTGACACACGTCCGGCCCGGCCAGGGGGTGGTAGCTAGGAGAGGGGTAGGCCGACTGGCATCACTCGCTCACTCGTCGGTGCGCTAGTTATTATTGTTGTTCGGGATTGGCTGGTCCGCATCAAGCTCCGCAGAGGCAGGTACGGTGGCAGCTACTCCACTAGGCGCGCCGGGGGACTCTTCTTCTTCGTCAGGCCGCCAGAACATGCCTGTGCGTTCGTCTAGGTGGCCCTCTAAATGCAAGGCTCGAACGACCTGCCCGAGCGTTATGTCTTTGCCACCTGGCATCGTCTCGCGTAGATGGACCCAGGTGTAGTAAACGTCGCTTGAAACTATCTCCAAGGGGTCTACGAGCTTCCCGGTCTTGAGAGTGTCGTAGAAGCGTTCTAATAGACGCACTCCACTTTCGCTATATAGTTGTACTAATTTTTGCTTGTTTGTCAAGTTATTTTTGCCCGCCATCTGCCGCTCCTTTTTTTTCCTTTACAAATGCTTTTTTTTGAGTATAACTAAAGTACGCTTTGTCCGGGGGTTACATATACAGGCACCGTGACGCTGGTCCCCCTCTACGTGTAACTGATGAGTATGTTTTACTCCGAGGCGTGTGGTGTAAGGCCCTTAGATGCGTCTACCACATGCTCTAAAGTGGTTGACAGCACCATTTCCCAATCCGTTGCGCTGGACATGCATATACGTACCATATACCGGTGGTGGCCCTGGTGCCCTAGTTTTTCTACCATTGGTTGTATCCAGACCTTGTCTACACCAAAAAATAGTAAAAGTCTAGGGCCTATGCAACCTACAGTAAACAAATCAGCCTCTGCGCCCACGATTTGACGCCAGGCCGGCCGGTCGATTGCCGGCAGACCATATCGCCCATCGATTGTGGGCGGCCGCCACCCCCACCCCCTGGCGGTGGCATGGCGCATCGGTCGACGGCATCCGGCCGGCCAGGCTTGGCGCCTTCAATTTTAAGCACACGCCACCGCCACGCCGACCCCGCCTGGAGCAGGACGCCGGTCATCCCTGTCACCTGTCATCCCTGTCACCTGTCATCCCTGTCACCTGTCATCCCTGTCACCTGTCATCCCTGTCA